AAATGAACGGTGCAAACGGCCCGATTGATTGTATTGTAATCCCTATTGAGGCCAATCACTTATTCAGGGGTGAACAGGGCGTTTATCTTGACCTTATAGCCTTTGAAAGCAAAACAAAGAATGAGAAAATCAAAGACACTCATCTCGTAAAACAGTCACTCCAAAAAGAGGTACTTGAAGCAATGAGTGACGAAGAAAAGAAAAGCCAACCGATTATCGGCAATCTTCGTGTCTGGGGTGAGTATCAGGAATCAGCACCGCAGTCAGACATGACGGTTGGTGATGAAAAAGATGACCTCCCGTTCTAATGAAAGATACCGACTTCAAACGGGTTTGTGAGTTCACTGTCACCGGAGGTGGTATGTTGCCTTTCAATCAAAATGCGATTGAACTGATTGACATTACTGCCCCTGGTGAGGTGGTTTCACTTTTGGAAGTGACAAGCCGTGATGCAACTTTTCATCGTGCTTATTTTTCGCTGATCGGTTACATTTATGACTGGCTCCCAAAGACGTTTAAAGCAAAAGTGTCAAAAGATAAGTTCTATGTTTTTCTCAAACACCTACGAGGCGATTATGATGTTGTCTTTGAGTTTAAGGACGGTACGAAGTTTATAGAGTATCACTCCATTGCCTTTGGCCGGATGTCTCAGAAACGATTTGAAGCCTACGTGCGTGAGCAATTGCCGTTCATATACAGCGAAGTCATCCAGGCTTTGTATCCTGACAAGCTAACCAGTGACCGGATCATTGCAAGTATTGAGGACGAATATCAAAATTTTTTGTCCAGACTTTGAATAAGTGAAATAAAGTTGTATATTTGTCAAAGCAGAAATTAAACGACGAATGAAAGGATTTTCTGACATAATCATAGCCCTCACAGGCAAAGGCCGGGAAAGGTTGTTAACGGGTAGCTCTGTTTTCCTTCCGGCTTTTTGCTTTGTGGGGGCTTTTAATATTTAAGTATTATGGCAAAAATTAACAAATGGTGTGAGTTCCAAAAATTAATGAAGGTGTATGAGATATTAAGCTCATCATACATCGTAAATCCCAAATTAGTCGATATGGTAAGGAGCCGGATGACTGAACTTCAAAAACTAATTGACGTATTAATAGAACATCCGGAGGCCAATTATACAGAACTTTATAACTTCTATAAAAATATATAATGGGAGAATTAGCAAAGATTGATAGTTTTAGAAAGGAACTCGCTTTAGCAGAGACTATCGAACAAATCAAATTATTGGGCGATGCAGCACTGGCATACCAATTTATTATTCAGAGACAGGGAGCAAATAAGAATAAGATTGATGAAATAGGCGAATTCAATATAGAGGTAGAATGCAAAAAAGCCGAGTGGCTCGACACGTTCTACCCGCACGGAGCAACCCTTAAAAGAGGCTCCGAGGTACCAAAAGAGAACCTCGGGAAGATGCCCGTCACAAAGAAGGAGAGCGCAAGGGCAAGGAAGATAAAAAAGTTTAAGAAGGAGAAACCGGAGGAGTTTGAAAAAATTAAGAGTAAAATCAAAGAGGATAAAAACACAATATTAAATATTAATTCGTTAGCAAAAGAGATAAATAAGAATGAGCGTAAGGATAAGGAAATTAATGAGAATAAGCCGTCTGGTACTCAAGTGGCAATTATAAAAAAGGCTGATTGTTTAAGTATCATTGACGAAGTTAAACCTATTGACTTATTGATTACCGATCCTCCCTATTTTACTGATGGCGATTTTACTGAACACATATCAAAATATTTGAATAAGGTAAAAAAAACGGGACAGGCATATGTGTTTATAGGATCTGATCCGCAGGAAGTGTCTGCATATATAAATTTAAATTCAGGCGGCTTATATTTGGAACAGATACTTATTTGGAATTATAATAATACGGGGCAGAGACAGCCCAATGAGCGTTATACTTCTAATTATCAGATTTGTCTGTATTATAGGGGAACCGATGCACCATTAATTAACAAACCGGCTGACGGCAAAGAACAATATGCCTGTCAGACAATAAATGCACCTGATGGTAGAATTGGGGATAGATATCATAAGTGGCAGAAACCAATCGAATTAATAGAGAGACTGATTCGTAATTCATCTAATGAAGGCGATTTTATATTTGATCCATTTGCCGGAAGTGGCACAATTATATTAGCGGGAGCGAAGCTCGGGCGGATTGCTCATGGGTGTGAAATAGACCAGGATGCAATAAACATCTGCATTGAAAGGGGGTGTATTAGTGAGTAATGATAATTTTGAACGAGACCCACGCAGGAAACAGGAATTAAGGGGGCGTAAGTATGCTGATGAAATATATGTCATAAATTGGGGTGATATTCTTATTAAGAGATATGAGCAGAAGGATAATCTTATTCTTGACCAAAAGTTTGCGATTGATGTTACGATAACATTACCTAATGGAATGATATTAAACGGGCAGGAAAAGTTTTTGAGCTTTAAATATGCTTCGTATGGTACATTGACAGTTGAACATATGCAAGATCATTTAACTGATGAGCGTGGAGATTGGTATAAATTAGCTCCTCAGTTTTACTTCTGTGCTTATTTTAATAATGATTATAATGGCTTTCTAAAATATGTTATTGTCAACTGGCCTAAACTTGTTTTATGTACTAATAGTGGTGTTGCAAAGTGGCATGATAATAAGAATAAAGATGGACGTGCCCGAGCTTCATTCAGGTATATTTATTTTGGTGATATCCCTAACGAATGTATAATTGATAGACAATTATGAAAGACCCTGCCGTTTTATTCTACTTCCAAGACTTTTTAGTCGGCACGGAGTTTATGTGCGATGAAGATTTGTTTATTAAATAATAATATATTATATTTGTTGCGTAGTTAAATCGATTTGTATGATGATAGCAATCAACAAAAGTTAAATATACGGCTCCTCTCCGGGAACCTTCCTGTTCATACAGATCGGTTAACTACACCCCGGAGTTGGAGCCTTAATTTGTGTAGTTATGAATATTAATGAATTAGGTGACGATTTTGTGGGGTGGAAAACTCCGAATACTTATGACGAGGATTTTTCTTCTCCACCACCAAGATCGGGAGTGTATATGTTAGTGGGTTTAAATGACGATGAATTTAAACGCCGTGAATTATTGTATATCGGAAGTGCAAAATCATTGGCTATACGTTATGAGAAACATGAAGTGCGAAGAGTTTTGCAAAATATATATAAACGTGTAGAGTTTTGGTTTCATGAAGTTGATTTATATCGTAATCGTGAAAAGGAATTAATTAAAAAATACCAGCCTAAATTCAATACACAATGGCGTTAAGAGATCAACCATATTTGCCGCTTTACGTTCAGGATTTTTTAACTGATGAAAAACTGATCGAATGTTCGGCTTCTGCTACTGGAGTTTATATACGTGTAATGTGTATTATGCACAAATCTGATCCTTATGGAATGATTTTGCTTAAGCAAAAAGACAAGCAAACCTCAAGCACGATCCAAAATTTTGCTTTAAAGTTGATTAAGAGTTTGCCTTATGATTTGGATGTCATTAAATCTGGTCTTGAAGAATTAATAAATGAGGATGTTTTACAGATTGAGGATGATAAATTGATACAAAAGCGTATGGTTAAAGACTTTAGCATATCAAATAAACGTGCTGAAGCTGGTAAAAAGGGTGGAGAGAAAACACAATCTGCTAAAGCAAAAGACGAAGCAAAACATCAAGCAAACTCTGAAAATGAAAATGAAAATATAAATATAAATAAGGAGTGTTTATTAAAAGAAAGAGAGACTGAATTTAAAGAATCAGTAAAACAATATTCAAATCAGTATCCCGTTAATATGCTAAAGTCCTTTTGTGATTATTGGACTGAACCAAACAAATCCAAAACAAAGATGAGATTTGAATTAGAAAAGACATTTGAAATCAGCCGAAGGTTAGCGACCTGGGCTTCTCGTGACAAGGCGTTTATTAAAACCGAACACGCGCAATCTGAACCTGCATATTATAAGCCCCTTCCTAAGCTATGAATCCAGAACAAGCAATATTATCCTGTATGCTCAATGATATTGTCATTGCTAAAGAAGCAGTATCACGTTTAGAAGTTTATGATTTTGTTGATGACAAGAACCGGAAGATATTTAATGCTATCCAAAGAAACATCGCTGACGGAGTTATACCTGAGATAATAACCGTAACCAGGCATTGTAAAGAATTAGCAGTTTATATTACTGAGCTTTCATCTGAGCTTTCATCTACGGCTAATTACCAGGAATATATCTCTATTCTGATTGAAGAGGGAAGTGTCCGGAGGTTTCATGAGAGTGCGGCACATATCGTAAACTTAGGCACTATTGAAGAAATCATTGAAAGAATAACCGAAGAATTAAACTTTGTTGAAAATAGGCTTTGCGGAGTTGAAGATTATTCGACTGAAAAGACCGTAACTAAATCACTTATATCTTTTGAAGAACGTGCCATTGGTAAGAACCCAGGCATAAATACACCGCTTCCGAACCTCACGAATTATACCGGAGGATGGCAGCCTTCGGATTTGATAATCATTGCCGCCCGTCCGTCGGTAGGGAAAACGGCCTTTGCTCTGGCTTGTGTTCAGAGTGCTATCGAACAGAATAAGTCAGTCATATTTTTCTCATTGGAGATGGCGAGAGAAAGATTAATGGATAGGATAATTGTCGGTTATTCTGGTGTTGATGCTATCAGGTATAAACTTGGCAAACTTGATGAACGCGAACGCGGATTAGTTTATGACGTAGCTGACGGTCTGAAATCAAAACATATTATCATTAATGACCGGGGATCAATAAGCCTGACCGAAATAGAAGCCTTTGCAACGGCGCGACGTAAAGAAAAGAAATGTGATTTAATCATTGTGGATTATCTTCAACTGATGAAAGTCCGTTCTGACAGAAATAAGACCCGCGACGGAGAGTTGTCTGAGATCAGCCGAGGATTGAAGATGCTGGCTCGCGATCTGAATGTTCCTGTCATTGCCTTATCTCAACTTAATCGCCAGGTAGAACAGCGCGGGAATAAGAAACCAATGCTTTCTGATCTTCGGGAATCGGGAGCTATTGAACAAGACGCTGACATTGTTTTGTTGCTTTACCGCGCAGCTTACTACGGAGAAAAGGAAACTATTGTTGATGGGCGTAATGTATCGGCAGCGGGCGTAGGAGAGGTCATCATTGCCAAACATCGCAACGGCAATGTAGGATCAGAGTTTTTTAGCCACAACGAAAGCATGACACGAATAACTGAATATCGCGCACAACCAGACCTGACAATAAATAACTATTATGAAACTGAACCTGTTTTTTAAGCCCCGCCTCTCCCGTCGCATGGCACGGCAGTTGGCAAAGAACTTAATCCTGATGATGGAGATTGAAACCCTGGTCACACGGCCGGATAGTGCAGAGGCCGACAAAATCAGGGCTAAGTATTTGAGAGAGATAAATAAACGCAGAGAAATTGAACAATCAACGCAGAACTGACATCATGGAATATTCAGAATTTTTAAAGCAAAAGCAACATAGTTCTATTGACTACGGAATTAAAGCAAAGTTTCTGCCTGATACAATGTTTGACTTTCAAAAGCACGTTGCCGACTATGCAATAAGAAAGGGCCGGGGTGCGGTGTTTCTTGACACTGGGTTGGGTAAAACCATCATTGAATTGGTTGTTGCAACTAATTACGTAATGGCAACAAATAAGCCGGTACTAATAATTACTCCGCTTGCTGTTGCAGCACAGCATTTAAAGGAGGCCGATAAGTTTGGGATCCCAGACGTGTGCCACACAAGGGACGGAAAATATAAGGGTAAGATTGTTTTAATCAATTATGAGAGACTTCATTATCTTAATTCATCGGACTTTGATTGTGTAATATTGGATGAAAGTTCAATCCTTAAAAACTTTGACGGAGCAATTAAAAACCAAATAAATACCTTTTTGAGAAAAGTAAACTACCGATATTTGTTTACTGCAACTCCGTCGCCAAACGATTATATTGAACTTGGCACAAGCTCTGAGGCATTGGGGTATATGGGCTATATTGATATGCTTTCAAAGTTTTTCCGTAACCGGAACAATTCAATAGACCCGGCACACCTGGGAGTTGAGTGGTACTTGAAGCCCCATGCAGAGAATGATTTTTGGCAGTGGGTTGCATCGTGGTCCATATCTGCAAAGAAACCTTCAGACATAGGATTTGCGGATGATCGTTTTATACTTCCGGCCCTGCATGAGGTTGAAACCATACTGAGAAATGAAAACCCGCTGACCATTGACGGGCAAACAAAACTCTTTGCTATGCCAGCTGTGGGATTTCATGAGATCAAACAAGAAGCGAAAGCCACAATCAGACAGCGTTGTGAAATGGCAGTCGAAAAGGCTAATCATCATGACACATCTGTTTATTGGTGTAATCTTAATGATGAAGCTGACGAGTTAATGAGACTGGACCCCACTGCTGTTGAGGTCCGGGGTAATATGGATATTGATAAAAAGGAGGATATTCTTCTCAATTTCTCTGCCGGAAATATAAAAAAACTGGTCACGAAAACAAGCATTACGGCCTTTGGGCTGAACTGGCAGCACTGTAATCATACAACCTATTTCCCGACTTACAGCTATGAACAATACTATCAGGCCATTCGTCGGTTTTGGAGGTTTGGACAGACACGGCCCGTTACCGTTGACCTTATTTTATCCGACGGACAGGAACGGATTATGCAAAGTCTTATTCATAAAAAAGACAAGGCTATAAAGATGTTTGAAAAGCTGACCCAACAGACCAATAAGGAATTTAAAATAGACACGAGAGAATTTAATAAAACAATTAACCTACCCAAATTTATTTAACATGGTAAAAGATCAATTAATAACAGACAATTATGCTATCTATTGCGGTGACTGCATGGCTGTAGTTCCGGCACTTCCCGAAAACTCTGTGGACCTGGTGATATATTCGCCGCCGTTTGCCGGGCTTTACAATTATAGTTCTGATCACAGGGACTTTTCAAACTGTGAAAGCCGAGATCAATTCGTGCAACAATATGAGTTTCTTATTTCAGAACTTGCACGGGCAACAAGGCCGGGGAGAATTAACGCCGTTCACGTCGAGGATATTCACGACAATACAGGACGGTTATGGGACTTTCCGGGTGAAGTTATCAGGATACACGAAAAGCATGGATTTGAATATCACAACCGGATAACGATATGGAAGGAGCCATTAAAGGTTCGCATGAGAACAATGGTTCAATCCCTGATGCACAAGTTTATAGTTGAGGATGCGACAAAATGTTTTACTGCCATGCCTGACTATGTTCTGATATTTAAGAAACGTGGAGAGAATGTCGTTCCGGTTGTGCATCCTAACGGTCTGAATGATTACGAATATTTTGGTGACGTTCCTTTCACCGAGGCACACAAGGAAACATACGGCAATTATATTGACTTCCGGCATAAGTGGATCGGATTTACCGGTGATCCTCGCGAAAATAAATTATCTCATTTGACGTGGCAAAGATATGCTTCGTCCGTGTGGGATGATATACGAATTGATAATGTACTGCCATTTAAAGACAGTAAAGAGGATGACGACGAAAAGCACGTACACCCCTTGCAGTTGGACGTTATTGATCGGCTGGTGTATCTTTATTCAAATCCTGACGAAACAGTTTTAACGCCCTTTATGGGTGTTGGGTCTGAGGTTTATAGCCCCGTTTCAATGGGACGCAAAGCGATAGGAATTGAATTAAAAGACAGTTACTTCAAGCAGGCAATCCAGAACGTCAGGCTTGCGGAAAAGAGATTTGTAAAAGTTGAACAAAAAAGAATGTTCTAAAATGCGGCCACTATCTGAAAGACTGAGATACGTTTTACTTCGCGGCAATCTAATAAAGCAGGGTGATGAGTGGGTATGGATAGCCGCTCCGGATACGCGGTGTGAGATTCGTGAGCTTCGTAATAAGTCGCGATTTGCAGTCGTGGAATATGTTTATGATATCTTAAAGGGCATAAGAATATGAAGTCAGTGAG